TGGCCAGGATGGATATGATATGATTGGTTATGACGCTCAGGGCTTTGACCGGGATGGATATAACCAGGATGGATATGACGAGGATGGGAAGTCTACGAGAAATCTTATAATGGCAAAAAAATGCCCAAATATAGGGCCCTGCATTCATTGGATGCAACGTTGTGATGGTGATTATGTTTATTGCAGTCTAAGAAGAGATTGTGATCAGCACACAGGAGCAAAACATGAGTTTATCTAAAGATAAAACTTTGTACGACAAATACGGATTTGATGTCAACGGGTACGATATAAATGGGTACGATATAAATGGGTACGATATAGATGGTTTTGATAAAGATGATTATGACATGAATCTATATTACAGATATGGTTATCATAGATACGGATATGACGGAAATGGGTATATTATAGATGGATATCCTTCTAGATGGATATGGTGTAGGTGGTTAAGGTAAAGAAGGACATGATTAATTTAGGTGTGAAAAATAAAGGAAATAAACTATGAAGACACGTTTAGCCAAGAATGAAAAAGGCTTTGATAAAGCTGATGGGTTTGATCAAGCCGGATATTATTTTTCAAAATATGATTATGATGGATATGATAAGGATGGTTATAGCAGACATGGTTATGATAGATGTGGATACGACAAAACCGGATGGGATATGGATGGTTTTGGTAGAGATGGTTTTGATCGAGATGGATATGATTGGGAAGGATATGACAAAACCGGATGGGATATGGATGGTTTTGATAGAGATGGTTATAATAAAGATGGGTATGATTGGGAAGGATATGATATGCATGGATATAACGAAGCCGGATTTGATGTAGAGGGATATCATAAAAATAGACTAAATACAGATGGCACAAGAATGAGATATAGTGGGGTATAATAAATGAAATATAATAAATATAGATTTAATGGATACGGATTAGATAAGAATGGTCTTGATAAATTTGGACAACGTTTTAATGAAAAAACAAAAGATATGTATTGTTATGATTCTGAAGGATATGATTCTGAAGGATATGATTATAAAGGATATAATATTTACAATCAAGATAAAGATGGATACGACGAAGATGGCTACGATGAAAAAGGATATAATGATGAGGGTTTCAATAAGGAAGGATATAATAAAGAAGGCCGCTATAAAAGCAGGCATGATATTTATGGGATTAAATAAAATTAAATATTGATATAATTTTGGGAAAAAATAATGAATTTAGATATTAGTGAATATATATATAATAGACAAGGGTATGATCATAGTGGATATAATTTAGATGGATATGATAGAAACGGTTGTAGAAAGATAGATTCATACTATAACGATCTTTATAATAAAGATGGATATGATAAATATGGATATGACAGAGATGGATATGACAGAGATGGATATGACAAAGGTAGTTTTGATAAAAATGGCATCGATAGATTAGGACTTAAATGGACAAATCGTTTTGATGTTTATAAATATAATCAATTAGGTTATGATATTTTAGGATTTAATAGCCAAGGATTCAATGAATATGGATATGACAAAGAGGGATTTGATAAAGATGAATATGATATTTATGGATTTGATAAAGACGGATTTGATAAAAACGGATTTAATAAAGGTGGATTTGATATAGATGGCTATAATAAAGGTGGATTAAGTTTTTATGGGTATAATAGAAATGGAGAAAATATTTTATATTTATTCAGAAATAAATAATAACAACCAAGAAGAATATAATAAGCATGGGCATGCTAAATATGGAGAAAAGATTAAGTGTCAACTGATTTGAAATTAAAAATAATAAAACAAAAAATGATAATTGATATATTTAAAAGAATTTTTTATAAAAAATGTGAAATGGAAGAACAAACGTTAGACATGATGAATGAATATAATACCATTTTAGGAGAAAAAATGAAATTGAATCTTAATAAAGATATATATGATATAAAAGGTTATGACAAAGACGGTTATAACAAAGATGGATTTGATGTAGATGGAGTACATAAATCAACATATATTTGTACGTGTGGGGAAAAAAAGAATTATTATGATTATTCAGGCAGAGATGTGAATGGATATGATCGTGATGGATATGATCGTGATGGTTTTGATATAAAAGGATTTGATAGAATTGGTTATAATAAAAAGGGAAAAAACGCAAAAGGTTATAACAGAGAAGGATTTAATAAAGACAACCATAGAATAGGGTGTAAAACATGAGTTCTTTAAGTGATTTTATAAATGAATTCGAAAAATATACTTTTTTTGATATCGATGTTCAATATGATAAGGATGGGTTTGATTGGCAAGGAGTGCATAAAAATGGAACATCTTATAATTGGCAAGGTTTTGATCAAAATCATTACAACAACAATTGCTTAAGTTCAAGGGGATATTATAATAATGGAGTTAATAACCACCAGCTATAATGGGATGGAATTTATTTTAAAAATAAACTCCATTATGAGTAAACATAAATTATCACGGATGGATTTAGCAAAAGAGTGCGGTTTATCTGTCAGAACAATAGAGGGTTGGTTTTCTGGCAATAAACCATCATATCAATCAGTTAAAATGATTGATATGCTATCTAAAATGAAAGAAGATGAGGAAAAATAAATGATAAAAGAAGTAAAATCTCAAGACGTAAATAGAATATCATGTCTCATTATTGGGTCATCTGGTATCGGTAAAACATCGTTATTAAAAACAATTTTAGGCCAAGACTTTGATATTCAAAAAAACAAATGGACCGGAGAATATAATCACGAAAAGGTGTATGTTTTATCAGCAGAGTCAGGATTACTATCAGTAAAAAATCTTATAAATGAAAATATTATAAAAGCTTATGAAATTAATACATTAAAAGATATTTTAGAAGTTTATAATTTATTGTCAACAGACGAATTTATTAATAATATATCAAAAGGAGGTTCTAAATGGATATTTATTGATTCTTTAACTGAAATAGCAGATTTATGCGAATCAATGTTGAAGGAAAAATACAAAGACAAGAGCGACAACTGGGGTTTATGGTCTGATTATTCTGATATCATGACTAATATCATTCGTAAATTTAGAAGTTTATCTCAATACAATGTAGTTTTCACATGTTTAGATGTAATTGATAAAGACCAAAATAATTGTAGGTATTATGCTCCAGATGTTAATGGCAAAAAATTTCCCAGGAAGTTGGTATCCTTATTCGATGAAGTGTTTTATATGATTAAAACACCAGATAAAACCGGAACAGAACACGTAGCAATTAATACAGGCTTTAGCACTCTGTATCCAGCTAAAGACCGATCAGGTGATTTGGATGTTATCGAAAAACCAAATTTGTTGGCCATTAAAAATAAAATAGTTGGTAATCAATCGCTTCCAGATCATCTGCTGGAAAATTAACCTTCAAAATAGGATAATATATGTCATGAGTGTATATATGTTTAATAAAGATGAATTTGATAGTGATGGATTTTTCAAAGATGGATATGATAGTGATGGATTTTTCAAAGATGGATATGATAAGTATGGATTTAATAAAGAAGGATTTAATAAAGAAGGATATAATAAAAATGGATATAATAAAAATGGATTTAACAAAAATGACGATAGATATAATTTATTTTCATTAGATAATTGTGGATTAGATGAAGATGGAAATGGAAAAGATGAAATACCGCCATGCAACTTGATAATTAAGGATAACGTACCAGCTTCTCAGTTTTTTAAAAAAATGAATCTTTATTATAACAACATAAAAGATTATGATAAAGATGGATATAATAAAGATGGTTTACATAAATGGGGTTATTATAAATAAAGGAATAAAAAAATGGCATTAATTAATAAAGATTTGAGTAGTGTAGAAATAAAAGTAATGGAAGAAATTGCTCTGTTGAAACCGGGTTGGTATTCAGCAGGAATTGAAGATTCTGAAATTAAACAGGGAGCTAAGGGTGATTACATAGCTTGGACTTTTAGTATTATTGGCTTTCCAAATTTTGTTTGGGATAACATGTCATTATCAAATGATATAGGCTGTGAAAGATTAAAAGCATTGGCAGTGGCTGTAAATTATCCTACTCCAGATTTTATTGAAGATACTGAATGGTTCCATGGCAAAGAAGTATCAATAAAAGTCGGAATCAAAAAAGATAAAACTGGAACTTATGCTGATCAAAACAGTGTTAAAATGTTTAAAGCGTTTGAAAAAGTAGAAAATAATTCAACAAACTTTGATCCTCAAAACGATCCTAATTTTTGGAAATAAAAATAAGGAGTTAATATAAAATGATATAATTATGAGATCCTCAAATAATCTAGAATTTATAGATATGGTTATGCCTAAAGAAAGTAGAATAGATAATATGGTAAGAAAATATAATACAAGTGGTTGGGATCGGTTTGGATTTAATGCAAAAGGGTATAATAGTAAAGGATATGATATTTATGGTTATAATAAAGAAGGATTTAATATGAAAGGATATGATATAGATGAATATGATAAAGAAGGTTATGATAGAAATGGATGGAATAGAGATGGTTATAATAAAGAGGGATTAGATAAAAATAAATTTAATATACTTGGATTATTGGATTAAAATAAACAATGCTTCAATTAAGAGATTATCAAAAAGATTGTGTTAAAAAAATCATAGAGTTATTACCAACCAATGATGATATCTTAATTCAAGCTGCTACTGGAGCCGGGAAGACTATAATTTTCTCGGCTCTAGTTAAACAGCTGATAGAATTATGGCCAAACTTAAAAATATGCATTGCTGTCCATCTCAAAGAAATTGTAGAACAAAATATTGAAAAATTAAAAATGATTTGGCCTGATGCTCCTATCGGAGTAAGTTGTTCATCAAGTAACTTTGATATTGATCTAACACAGCAAATAACAATCGGTAGTATACAAACAATTGCAAATAAATTAGATAAACTACAAACTTTTAATTTAATAATTGTAGACGAAGCCCATAAAATTCCACCAACAAATCAAGATGGACAATATTTAAAATTATTTAATTTTATTAGAGAAAAAAATAATAAATTAAAAATTATTGGGTTTACAGCCACTCCATATAGATTGGGTCATGGATATATTTATGGTGATAATAAAAAAATCAGTAATGATAATTTATTTAAAAAATTAAATTATAGTATAGGAATTAAACAACTACAAAAACAAAATTATTTATGTGGTCATAAAATAAAATTTGCAAATAATATGCAAGAACAATTAAAAAATATTAAAGTAAATGGAGACTACAATATTTCAGAGTTGGAACACGTAATGGTTAAAGAAATAAATATCAAAGCTGTGTACAATGCTATTATAGATTATGCTGATGATAGGAAAAATATTATTATATTTTGTACCACGATAAAGCATGCAGAATTAATTAATAATTATTTAAATGAAAAAAATATTAGTTCTGAAGTAATTCATTCAAAAATGAAAATGCAAAATAGAAATAAAATATTAAATAATTTTACTAAAGAAAAAAATAGAGTTTTATGCAACGTTGGAATAGCTACTGAAGGTTATGATAATCCAAAAATAGATTGTGTGATTTTGGATAGACCTACAAAATCTACATCATTATATGTTCAAATGTGTGGTAGAGGACTGAGACCATATGACAATAAGGATTATTTATTGATACTGGATTTGGTGAATAATTGTTATTTAAATCATGGTGATATATCAAATCCAAATGTAGTTATACCATTATTTAAAAGCGATAAAGATGCAGATGCAGTTGTAAAAATTTGTGATAAATGTTTTTCAATTATAGCTGTTGGATATAAAAAGTGCCCTGATTGTGGATACGAATTTCCAATATTAGAAACAAACAAAGAAATTTCTGAAGACAGATTAGAATTACAAGATTATAATGAATTAATTAAAGACAAAGGAATAGTTGTAGATGTAATAAATTGTTCTCTTAATAAACACATATCGATGGCAAACAACAGTATGATCTTAATAAAATTAATATGTTCATCCGAATATATTAATAAATATCATATTAATTATTTTGTAGATATAGAAGGGAATGCCTCTAAGATAGGAAAATTTAATGCTATTAATTTTTTTAATGGTGTGATTAGAGTTTTTCCTTATCCGAAAACAATAAATGAAGTTCTTCAAATGAAAAAATATATTATAAAAAATATACCAAAACAAATCACTATAATTAAAAAAAATAATTGGTGGACTGTCAAAAAATGGAGAATTTAAAAAAATCTCATTAAATAAAGGAAAAAATAATGAATATACAAAAATTAAAAGCCTTAAAAGAGAGATTATATGAGGATGAAATAAAAAGAGATGAAATAGATAGAGATTACCTTGGAATGTCATCAATAGGAGACCGATGTGAAAGAAAACTATGGTATGGTTTTAGAAAATTCAATAAAATAAACATTGGCGATAAAACAGACCAATTATTTAAGCTTGGACATTTAATAGAATGGGGAATGATTGATCTTTTTGAAAAAAAAGGAATCTCGATACAAGCAAAACAACTAGAAGTTAGTGACTTTGGAAATAAATTTAAAGGCCATATAGATGGATTAATATGTAATGGGTCTATAGCTAATGGCAAAAAAATATTATTTGAATGCAAAAGTTCTAATCAAGCAAACTTTAATTCAATTGTTAAAAAAGGATTTAGTCAATTTAATTATTATCATAAATATAATGCCCAAGCTCAGTGCTATATGGGGTATCTAGACTTAACTGGATGTCTATTTGTTATTTATAATAAAAATAATTCAGACATACATTTAGAATTTTTAGAGTTTGATAAAGATGAATTTAATATTTTACAGGATAAAGCGCAAAGAATTATATTAAGTAAAAATCCGCCTGAAAGATTTTATAAAAAAAAATTAAAAGAATGCGATTGGTGTGAGCATAAAATAATTTGTAGATATCCTGATTTATATTTCATGTCAGAAGAAGATGAAAAATGTTCTATTTGTAAGCATTTTCTTTATTATTTTAATGTAACAAGCGAATATCGTTGTGTGGGTGTTTGTGCATGCACAACAAATTTTCATTTAGCAGTTCAGACCTGTGAAGATTGGGAATTAAACATTTGAAAAAAATACCAAATATAATTTTAAAACCACAAGGAGTTTTGCAAGACATAGTCGAATATATTGATAAAAATTCGGCTGTGTCTATTCCATTTTTTAATTTAGGAGCGGCTTTAACTCTACTGGGTTCTGTGTGTGGTCAAAAAATACAAACTGAAACAGGCCTAAGAACGAACTTGTATTCCATA